GTTAATACTGAAGAACTTATCAAAAACTATCAACTTGAAAAATCGGCTCAGAAAAGACTACAAGATGCTGCGGAACAACGAAAAGAGTTAAACAGCAAGGAAGCGTCTTTAGAGCAAGAGCGTCAGAAATATGCTCAAGTCCTACAAGTGTACGAACAACAGTTATCGCAACCTCAACAGGCAATGAGTCAGGAACAGTTAGCGCAACTGAAAGCCGAAGACCCCATTGCGTACAATACGTATTTGGTTGAGGAACAGCAAAGACAAAGCAAACTGCAAGCTATCCAACAGGAGCAGCAAGTTGTGAAGTCGGAGCAACTAGCGAAACAGGCTGATATACTACTTGATCTAATCCCCTCATGGAAAGATCAGGGTGTAGCAGCTAAAGAAAAAGGCGAATTAGTCGGTTATTTAAGAAGTCAGGGCTTTTCGACTGATGACATAAATAACGCAACTGATGCAAGGATAGTAAACATGGCACGAAAAGCACAACTTT